TGACACCGTAAGCGGATACACCGATTCCGGCGACAGCGATTGCAGCGGTTGTAAATGCAGCCATTAGACGTCTTTCACGTATGTTAACTCGGTCATGGTGTAACCGAGGCGGGTGTAGAGTTTATGGGTACTCTCCCCGAGACCAACCATTTGAATATTTCGAACACAGGCGACGGTCTCCGCCCAATATTCGTATGCTGTAATCAACCGGAGGGCGGTCCGCCCACCACGGGCTTCTGGTGTTATCCAGAAGATAACCTCACTCGCGAAACGGGAGAAGGAGTAAAGCTTCTCCGCTGCGGCTCCGACTAGAATACCTGTCTCCCCGGATAGTAGAACGATAGCGTCTTCTCTCGGAGCGGTCAGGAAACCGTTTACCAGTTGCGAGACTTTCGCTTCGTCGATTAGATCGTTTTTGTATGGAGAGTTATTAAAGAACTCCATGCTTAGATTAAAGACAATCTCGTGGTCATCGAGAGTGGCTATTTTCATGGAAGCTGATTACCTGTGTCCATAGTCGCCCAGCCGACGAGATGGAACGGATAGCCGGTAAGACTGGTGACCTTGAACTGCATTGCAGTCCCGTGCCCACGTATCTTCCTCCGATGCCGGATGACGTCGTACTGAGTGTCATCATTCGTAATAAGCTGGGACGAACTCCAACGACCGGTGTCACCGACGTTAGCGTAATCCCACAACGCTTGGATATAGAACTTCGTCTCTTCGCAACCCTTGCTATAAAGATTAATCCAGTTCGTCTGGAACTTCTTCATAGCCTCACCGCGGAGTTTGTATCCAGTGATGAAGTAACTAGTATAGTCGACACCGACACCATCTTTCTGGAACCAGTCGACGTATGTATCGCTGCCTTCAGTCGCGAAGGTAAAGGTGAACGTACTACCGTTAGCGTAAGAGGTTAGATAGACGAAGACGGGGTTAGTGGACAAACCGGAGAGTGAATAAGAGATCAACGTGTTACCGCTCGCGTCGATAAGCGTATCCCCACCACTGTCGACAATTCCATTAACCGTAAGCGAACCTTGCGATGCATCTAAGGTCACTAGGCTATGAACCTTCACCGTGCTTTCTGAGATCGTCCAAGGGTAGAACGCCCCGGTAAGCGTAGAGAAGTTCAGAATGCGGTCGTACTCATATCGGTCTTCGACGTCACTCGTTTCGGTACTACGGTATAGCCACTGAATGACCCCAGCTGTGGGGTTGTAAAATCCCTTAGCCCACGTCTTGCTGGGGAGTGGGATTTCCGCGTAGAACTGTCGAATGCGGCTGTCAGACAAACTCTGGATACCGGGAGAGTTGCCTTCCCCTGCGATGATGTACACCCCTTCTGCGTTCCAGAAGGCGGGAAGCCCACCGACGTCCACGAAAGACGAAGCGTTAATAGGAGCGATGCTAGAGATTTTGTTTACGACGTAATCGGTCGCCGTAAAGCCGAGCCCGGTGCTGCCGGAGATAAACCACACACCGTTCGCCGCGAAAACTAGCAGCCCACCGGTAATAGCGACTAGTTTGAATATGGTTCCCGCTTCCGGGATGGAGATAAAGCCACCGTCTGACGGTAGGAGTTCGAAGACGTCCTCAGCAGTCGGGTCGTTAATCTGGTAGCAGAACCCGTACTGTTCCGTTCTCTCAATGATCTGAGAGAAATAAATCATGCTGTTAAAACCGGAGTAGTTAATCCCGGAGTAAAACACACGGCCTGCGAAGAACGCACTAGTGCTGGATCGTTGGTAGGACGTCGTCTGCGTAGTCGTGCCGGACAGACCAGATGCTGTATCGCGGTTCTGGTTGTGCAGCGGTAGGATGTAGTGCCCCTTCGGAGCGGGGGAGTTACCGCGGATGACGTTAGCGATGGTCCCCGTGTCAAACGCATCCGAGCTATTCTTGAACGCCCACATGCCGTCCGTATTGCTCGGCATGTCCGTGCGGGCGCTGTCCCACGCGGTGAGATTAGTCGTAGCAGCCCCCGGCTGTATCCAGCCTTGGTTGTATAGATTGTACTTATGAGAGACGTTCAACCCAGCGAGTGTCGCGGTAGGCCGCGTATCGACAGCATTTGGATCGGCGAGATCGCCTTGCAGGTCGCGGATTTTCAACGTAATCGCCGTGCCCGTAGCTGTGTCGGTACTCGTATTCCAAGTGACATAAAACGGATCGCAGTACGGGTGGGTGACGAACATCAGCCCATTACCTGACGAGAACTGACATTCCAGTGTGTTGGTATCTGGTGCCCCGGAGGCATCGAAGTCAGTCAGTGCAACTGTACTAGTCACCGCCCCCGTAGAGACTGAGTTACCCGTGACCTTATAGAAATACAGCGTAGCGCCTACCTGCACCACTAAGAGAGACAGATCACCGTTACCGGCGACGTTCTTCCAGAGGTAGGAGACGACTACGCTGTTAGATCGATTGATATTCTTAGTAGTATAGTTCGTCTCGTAATCAAATCCGAAACGTCTGTCTACGCTACCGTCGTTGTTAAAGACACAGTTATACGTATTTGTACATGCGCTCTCCGGAAAGTTCAGTCCCGAAGCTTCGGTAACCAAACCATTCTTGAAGTTATTCTCGACGGTAAACGCAGCAGATCGGGGCATCATTTCACGTACTGGTTAATAGCATTCTGAGCGAGTTCGGGTTTAGTATACCACCCGTCTAGTTTATCAGGGACAGGGCCACGTTCTCGGTGGATTTTCCACCAGTCATGTGGGCCTTCTTGTTTTAGGACGAAATCGTTTTTATCAGAGGTTTCGGTTTTACGGACCTTCGGAAGGTCTCTCTTCTCGTCCGTGAAAATATCGGTCATTATTTCCTTTTCCTTAAATAAATAGCAGCCTGTTCGCAAAAATCTGGATTATCTTGAAACAGCCCGAGACCCCAATTACAGTCTGCGCACAAGATGCCTCTCACTAACCCTGTTTGATGATTATGATCGACACACGCCCTATTCTTTTTTCCGTGGCTGTGTCCCGGCCCCTTTAATTTCCGTTGGCAGATTTCACAACGATAGTTACACAATTCCAGTAAACCATACAAACCCTTTATAGTTAGTTTATATTTTCGTTTAAGTTTGTATTTCAAACGGTGCCATTTTAACACCCCAGTTTCGGAACCATTGAATAGCTTTGTACGGCCCCTCATTTTCGACCGTAGTTAGGGAGTGTATCGTAGAACGGGTCTTTTCGCGCTCTGTTCTGCTGGGTCTGTAACGACACCCAGCCGTGCCGTGCCTCGCGTTCCGTCTTACCATTCTGGGCTTGTTTGAGTTCTGCCCATGCGAGGGAGATAGCTTCGTTCAGCAACAAGGTGAACTGGTTGTCGTCTAGGTCCGGTACTTCGTTATTACCGAGAGTATACGTCGGAGCTACGCGGCCAAACGCAAGCGTCTTACTCGACTGTAGTGTGCTGTCTACCTCGCTGTCGTAGCTGTCGAATAGAAGGGTATAATCGTCGACGGAGGTGTAATACGTCGGGGATACGTCATCGGTGTATAGGATATCGAACGAGAAGCTACCGACGGTTTGAGTGAACGTGCCGACGTTATCGTCGCTCTCGTTCAGGTGGTACATCCGTTCGAGAAAGTCAGAGAACGGCAGATAAGTCACCTCCCTCATCTGTATGTCCGTAGCGTCGGCCGTCTCTTTGTTATACTTAATCCAGAGAACGGAGGTGACGCTTTCAGGGATGGTCATCACCGTCGGCTTCGTATTGTCCGTACTAGCAGTCAGAGTAAACGGCTGCTCGTGTTCTGGTAGTTGTGCACGGTCGACGATGTTATAGTACACTCGCCGAAGAATACGAGAAACCTGAAGGCTCTCGACGGTGTCGTCATAGCTGTTCACCTCATCGCTGTCGAGAGACGAGAGAACTTCTTGGACAAGCTGAAGGTGAGTATATTTCATCGAAGAGCTGCGATTTCTTTATCCAGACCGGCCGCATCGTGAGGAACATCAGGGCCACGTAAGACCGGCTCTCCGCCCAGAGCCCAGATGATTAGTTTACGAATAAGACTTCGCATTACATCAATCCCTTCAAAAAGGTCTTGAACTGGTTAGCGGTAACTGGCGGTTGGCCTTTCAGGACGCGTATTTCGTTGACGGACCAGAATAGAACCTTTGCGACAACCTCAAGTGTCAGCTTCGACGCCTGCGTTTCAGTATAGCCGTCGAGGATGGCGGCGTGTGTCGGACGAATGTTATAAGGAGCCAAAACCTCGCCAAGCTCTGCCGCGCTGGCGATACGAGACGTGACGCCGCGAGATGCGAGCCAAGCCTGATAAGCGGCGTCGGAGACAGGGAAGAAGTCGCCGCGCTTGCTGGAAAATACTTTCGTCTCATCGCCAGCGACGAACCAGTACCAGTCTTTAGGATTGTAAGAGATCATGTGTATAGCCCGCCCGTTGCTGTAGACCCGGCAGAGTTGCCGGGAAAGAACGACGCCCCGCCGCCGAATGTTTTGATGAGTGAGTTTTCAGTCGATGTGTAGCGCGGCCCAGTCGCGGACCCGGAATATGTGATCGAATAAATAGAAATAACTCCAAGTTGCCCCGCTTCAGCAAATGCGGTGGAAAATGCAGGAGTGCCGGATAACGTGACGGTCCCCATAAACGACATCTCGGCAACGCCGCCAAGCACCGCCGTTAGATGTGTGTTGGCGGACCCGCTGATCGTGTATGAAGCGCCTGACGATGCAAGATAAGCGCCCGCCCCAACTCGGATGTGTGACGCTGAGCAGACACCAAAATCCACGCCACTACCAAGTGTGACATTGGCACCAGCGGCCAGAATAATCCCGTAGTTCCCTGAAGACGCCATTTTTAGGTGCTTGATAGTCACGGAGCAAACGCAGGCGATATAGAACGCATTGCCAGACAACGAGACCAGAGTGTTGGCAGGAGTGGTAGTGTCTCCCTCGATAATGATCGGACCCGTTGGGGAGACCGTCGCGCTCAACCCGGAAGTAAATGTGCCGGTATTGGCCAGTTTGATCGTGACGGTATATCCGTTCAAATCTAGCGTAACGAGCGTATCCCATGCCTTTTGAATCGTCAGGAACGCGCCGCCGGATGAGTTCGTCAGGCCAGTGTTGCTGTTGCTGCCATCCGTGCGGACATAATAGGTGCGGTTCGCGGTGAGCTTTTCGCGGGTCGCCGTATCGACATAGGCGGTTGTCGCAAGTTTCGTAGAGTTATCCCGCGCTGAGTGCGTCGTCGCGGTCGATGAGCCAAGGGAGGCCGTCGCAATCGTTGGCGACGTGTCCAGCACCATCTTGCCGGTGCCGGTGACGGCGTTGGATAGCGTGACGCCGCCGTAGGTAATGGCGCCGCCGAGCGTGACGGCTGGGAGTGTCCATGTGCCGGATGCGGTCCATATACCCTTGGCGACGATAGCGTCAAACGTGCCGCCGGTGACGGTCTTGCCGGTGAAGGTAAGCGCGGTCGGGAGAGAAAGAGTAGGATTTCCAGAAACGCCGCTGCCATTGGTAACGGTAATTTCCTCAGACGTTCCGGTAATCGTCCGGCCTGTAAACGTATCAGCCGCCGTCTGAGTTAACAGACCGGCCGTGTTGTACGCGGCGAGAGCGGCGAGGGTAGCGTCATACGCTTGGATATCTGTTCCGATAACCGCTCCGTCTTTTAGTGCGGTACCGTCGGTACCATTCCAGCGGGCCAGCGAGTTGTTAGTCGTGGTATCCGGGCCGGTAATCGTGCCCGTACCGCCGCCACTACCGGAAGGGTCGAGGTCTACGTTCGTATCCGTCCACACACCAGACAGTAGTTGGTACAGGCTGTAATGAGGATCGTCGCTGTCAACCCAGAAAGAATTCTCGGGCTCGTCAGTGTCTGGGGCTGCGTTTTGTACAAACCATCTAGGGACGTAATTCTCTAGATCACCTAGGCGCACAGGATCGGCTGAAACCGAAGGCTCCGGCAGGTTCAGGATTTGATTGCTGTTCATATCCAGATCAGCCGTCATCTCATTCGGTGACGTACCGTCTCTGGAGAGTGTCTTCTCTAGCGCAGCTATTGTCGCCGCGTTATTCGCGTTAACAGTCGCGACTACAGATTGCTCATTCTGTAGATTACTAAGATCAGACAGAGTAAGCTTTGCCATCAGGCAGTTTTCCAGATAAAGACTTGCGTGTTAATAATCGGAATACCGGAGGTAATTTCACTCGGCCCTTGGCACACGGAAGCATCGGCGTAAGTCTGAATTTCGAGGGTGGTTGTACCCGCGAGAGTAAATCGGCCTTGGATGATACAAACCGTCGGGTAGACCATGCCACCGGTCACACTATTCTGTAACTGATAGTATCCTGCCGCAGTATTGCTGTACAGGATATCCGAACCTGCGGTGATGTTCCGAAGACGTGCTTGACACTTCGGGGTCCCAGAGGAATTGTTAAAGCTGGCCGCACCGACGTGCTGATTACAGATCGCTTCGATGAAATAAGTCCCGGCAGGTAGAGAGAGTTGATTAGAAGCCAGCGAAGCGGAAGTGATCTCGTTAGTCACGGACGTGCTAAGAACGCGGGTCTGCCACGACGACACCGAGAGGCTCAACTGTGCGCTATCGCGGACGTGGAACAACTGGGCACCGAAGGGATTGCCTGTCGTCTGGAGATTAGCGTGGGTCAGTTTCTTCCAGACTGTCGCCGCAGACGTCGCCGTGGCTACGGTGTCATCCGACGCCGAAGAGACGCCTTTGTTCTCATGTAGGTTAGAGCCAGACATACTGGCGTGGGTGACATTAGCCATATTCTACCCTGAAATAAACGGCGGGAATTGCGGTGCCCGCCGACACCGAGGAATTACGAGGCGGCGGTATAAACCGGAGCAGTCGCTCCATCCGCATCGTTACTTAGTTCAATCGGTATCCAATCCGATCCGTTCCACATCAACACGGCTACGTCACCAGCATCAGCGAAAACAATCGTTGCATTCCCATTAAACGTCACAGTCGCGTCAGCGGTACCGTCTACAATCATCTGAATTTTCTTCACCTGACCGACGTAAGTCCCATCCGCGAGTGTAAATGTCACACCCGTAGTAGCGACTGACGTCAGAGCGGTGTAGTAAGTCGTAAGATTGATAGCACCGTTAGCGTTAATAGCCTGCTGGACAGCCGCAGGGGCTCCCTGTAGATAACCAGCAGACGCCTTACCGGGGCCTACGGCCCCAGCTTTTACACCTTGGACGGTAGGGTTGATACCCCCCATATCCATTTCACTATCAGAAGGCATTGTTCTCTCCTAAGTTATGGTGGGGCCGAAGCCCCACCGAAGTCCCCTAGGGGATTAGTCGTCTGCCGCGAGGACAGGCGTCCAGAACACTCGCACTCGGATGACACCAGCCGAGAACGCACCAGTGTCGTACGCGCCGCAGAGAAGCGACGTATACGTCAGCTGGGTGCCGATCAACGCACCGGCTTCCGTAGTGCCTACGACGTATTCGGTCGTAGTACCCAGATCGGTGCCGCCGTTAAAGGCGTCAGCCGCGGCCAGAAGGCCGTCAGCGTCCGTAATCGACATATCGGACTGTTTCACAATACCGAGGTTGAAGTTCGCGTTCGCACCAGCGGTTTCCTTCGAGACGAAGACTTCCACCTTCTCGATGAACGCACCAGCGGGGATGCTGGCGGTATCGGCGAGAAGCAGGCCGTTTGCGTCCGAAGACAGGACCGGCAGTTCGGACAGAGTGACGTACACCTCAGTGCAATGGCCGCCATCCCAATCGAATTCACCAGCACGGACTTCCGTACCAGTAGCTCCGGGGAACCATACGCCGAGGTTGTCAGAATTCTGCCAACGGGTTTTGCGATAAGTAAGAGCCATGATTTATTCTCCTTACGCGCCGACCTGATCCGTGTCGGTGATTACGACACAGAAATTCTCAGGACGGTACACCTTACCGCCGTACCGGGTGGTCACGACATACTCGTCACGCTGGAAGTCCTTGTTGAACTCCGTGTCAACCATGACAGGTTGGCGAACAGCGAACAGGAACGGCGAGCTATCGCCCTGACCGACACCGGTCAAGAACAGGTTAGCTACACCAGCGCCTGCGGTACGCGAGCCCTGACCCCATGCGGAGATGGTGTCGGTGAGCCCGGTCGTCAGGAACTGCGAGACGTAAATGTCCCAGCCGTACACTGACATGGAGAAGCGGTAGCCCGAGCGAGAAGCCTGAGATACAACGCCCGTCCAAGTCGGGTTGTTGCTTGCGTTAACGAGGTTAGTAAGGGTCTTGAGTTTGTACTCGACAGACGGATGCACGATGGCGATTTTATTCTGCATCGGTGCGTTAGACATCTGAAGAGCGTTATCAGCGAGAGCGAAGTCTTTTACGTCCATCGTCTCGTTCGCACCCGAACCCACCCAACGATGCGGCGCACCGTTAATGGCATTCGTGTTCGACGCAGTCTGGGACGCCGGGGCGAGACCGAAGATATACGCTTCGGTGTCTTCCTCGATAGCACGGGACATCTTCGGAACGAAAGACGAGACGAGCTGTTCTGCGTAGAACAGGTCCTGCTTTGCCTTCCGAGTGATGTACGTGCCGACTTGCTTGTACTCGGTGATGGTGAAGGTATAGTTACCGGTATCCATCGCAGTATAGCGGGTAGCCATATTCTCTGCGTAGTCGGATACTTCGAACTGACCGATACTCGGCATATTCAACGTATCGCCGTCAGGAAAATCAATCATACGGACATAATTCTTCGCCATACAATCGGCGAGCTGAATGTCCTTGAGTTCCTGCGACCACAGGTTGGACCGAGTAAGGTTGTCAGTGTTCGTGCTAGAAAACGACATATCTTACTCCTTATAAAACTCCGCTTCTCCCATTGAGTTTACGGAGTTCCAGATTTCACGTTGCGTTGACTTTTGGAAATACCAACCTTCTCCTTTCTCAGCCCTCTGAGCCTTCCAATAATTATAGTCCTTCTTGTTCCCGGAATTGGGTTGGAAGGCCATAGTATTGGAACGGGGAGGGGGAGAGAACGTATCCTGTCGGTTCTGCTGGTCTAGACCCATAAGCTTGTAAAAAGCCTGTGGGTTTTTCGCAGCAATATCCGTCAGGAAGTCAGTACCAACTCCAAGAGTAGAGGCTTGGTTTTGTACGCGGGACCGGTAATCCGGCCCGAATGCCTGTTCGAGTTTCTGAACGACGGTTTCGAGATTACGTTCGGCGGTTTTCTTCGCTTCGCGTTCCTCAAGCATTCGCTCGATATCGGCAGGCGTAAGTGCGGACTTTTCCGTAGGTTGGTTACCGAGGGTGGGTTCCTCGATCTCCGGCTGCCTCGGCTTCGTGATTTGTTCCAGTTTGGTCAGGAACTCTTCTTCGTTATTCCGCTTTTCAAGAGCTTTCCGCATTTCCTCCTGCTCCGCAAGGAGCCGAGCGATAAACCGATCGCTTTCGACTTTGGCTCGGGCTAGCTTCTCTGGATCAGAGAATTTCTTGCCTTCGCCCACAAGTTCTTCTAGGTAGTTCTTGTCTTCAAGAGGGGTTTCAGAGGGGTCATTCTGAAAAACATCAGCCATCAGGAAAGGTCTCCTTGAATGAAGCTCAGGAGTTCCTTGAACTTCCTGATGCGGGAACGGTCACCGTTTCGGTATGCTTGACGCAATGCCCAATTCGGCCCGCTGAAGTCATCGAGCTTGGTCTCTGCTCGGTTTAGGTCATCTTCCATTTCTTCACAGATTTCATATAGTCTGTGTAGAGCAATGGTAGAATTTCGTATGACCGTTTCAAAAGACGCCTGCTTGTCTATAGGAGTAGTCTTTATCCACGCAGAAGGTAATCCCATTACATCATCGTCCTAGGATCGACGGTGGGTACAGCGTCTACGGACGCCGAGTGATCGTCAGGTGCCAGACCAGAAGGTGTCTGAGCCTCCATCTGGACCTGCTCTTGTGTGGTATTCGCCAGACGCTGCGTATCTGCCTGTTCGACAATACGGACGTTCTGTTGAACAATCTTGTACTGTTCGAGGTTCAGGCCGTATTCGAGCATCCTCGCGAATTCCCAACCAGAGAAGTGAACCATAACCGCTTGGTCTTGGGCGACGCCCGTAGCGTACAGCTGGGTCAGGTTCTGGATCATCTCCGCTTTCTCCGCGAAATTCCTCGCTGCGATAGGACGGACAGTCCCTGTGCCTACGAGGTCAGCGGGGGTCAGTGAGACGAACGCTTGGAATTTCAGTTCGTCGTCAAACACTGAGACTTCCTGAACACCGGAGAGGTTCCGGCGGGAGAGTTCCAGCATGGCGTTGAGCCAACGCTCGACACCCTGCTCCTCGAACTGAGCGGTCTTGCTAGCGTACAGACGGGACCATGCGTTTTCTAGTCTCTGGACTTCGAACGCGGTCTTTTCACCGGGGGAACGGATGCCCATCGCTTCACGCGGGGAGCCAGCCATTTCCTCCATGATCGTCATGTAATTCTGTATCTCGACGTTCGCTTGAAGGATTTGGAACGGCGGAGCGATTATTTCTACGTTACCTTCATCACCGACGAAGATTTTCTCCATCGGTCCCCACTTGAAGTCTTGGACGTATCCGGTGACTTTCAGGGGCGGGAAGATCAACAGGTCGAAAGCGTCTGCCTTCAAATTCTCGATGTGGTCAATCCGGTACTGCATACCGACCAGATTTTCCAGCGGACCCATCGCCCAGAGGTTATCCTGACGAGGACGCCAGCCTACATGGAAGATCGGCGGGAAGCCGAAGTAACTCGGGTTCGGACCCTGCGAGATCACCTTATGGCGATCAACCACCATGATCTTTACATTCTGCATGTACTCCTTGGTTTCCCAATTAAACAGGTCACCGTAGAAGGTCAGAATTTCGACCATGTTGCTTTGGAGGTACTGCCTGAACGAACCGAAGCCGTCCATCTGGAAGTACGCCTCGACAGCCTTAATTTCAGCCACGCCAGTATCGCGCGCCTTGCCACGAATTTCGATGAGGTAGTTATATAAATCCTCGTAAGCCTGACGGTTCTCATCATTGCTTTGGCTTTCGAGAATTTTCTTTACCTCGCCGATGCTGACGAGAGATTTTACAATCTTCGGGGCTTCGATAAACGTCGGAGCCGTCGGGTTCATGACGATGTCAAGCGGAGAAATCCGCCTGATGCATGGGCCGACATAGCCGACCTTCATCGGGGGCTGAGAGGTAGTCTGCCGTTCGTCGATCCATTCGACCGTCGCGAAGCAGTTCCCGTAATCGATGTAATCTTGAACGAGTTTACCAGCTTCCAGTTTAAACCGATCCTGAGAAGTCGTATACCGCATCCAGTCTAGGATGGCTTTACGTTTGTCAGGGGTGTTGCTGTTCCGGTCGCCCGCTTCCCACTCATACCAGCGCCGCTTCGGAAACAGCGTCGCCATGTAATTCGCGTATAGGTTATCCCGGATTTGGCACATCTTCGGGATAGTCGTACTGTTCTTCCACGGAAGCTTGCTGTTGCTAGTCTGCCGGGTATCAGTCGCGTATACGTACTTACGGATTTCCTCGACACGCTGGAGCCAAGGCTGGCGCAGTCCGTTCCAAGTCACCCAATAATCAGCGATCTGACAACCGATTTCGTCTTTCGATATCAGAGCGTCTAGTTCGAGAACACGTCCCGTCATACAATTCCGCCAAATCTGGAGTGGAAGGAGATATCGTCAGCCGGGCGAGACATACTCTTTCCAGCAGGAGCGACACACGCATCAATCGCCGAGGCTAGGCTATCCTTGACGTCATCGTGTGCGGGGTTAGAAAGGATTAACTCTTCTTCGAGGACCTGACAGTTACCGCCTTTGTAATGCCAGATTTTCTGTTCCCGATAACGGGGGAGCAGGACAGCTGCGATACGCTCTTCTTTACTGCCTTCGTACCGATTAGGTCGGTATTCTTCGATGGACAGGGCTAGACCGTACTGCTGGACGTACACGTTTTTCAGCGTCGTCACGATAGTTTTCTGTGCGGCTGTGACCTCCGCTCGGATACGTCTGAAGTCCCAATACTGATGGAGTTTCAGGATATGCTCAAAGTAAACCGCAGGGTCGTCAGTCTTGAACCGGTCGATAGCGAGGATGTAGTAATTATGATCGCTGTCTACGCCTACGACGGTGATCGCTGTGTAATCGGAGTCCTTGCTTTTGCTGTACGCGAAGTCCACCGCAGCAAAGACGTTAAGTCTCTTCCCTTTGAAGTGCCACTGTCCGCCTAGGCGAAGCAGGTGAGCCTTGTCGTAGTACTGGAAACTGTCGTACTTCAGCCCGGCACTCTCGGGGTCGTTCGGGTCGTTATAGTACTGAGCCCGGAACTGTACCTTATCGAGGTACTGAGATTTCTTCCGTTCTAGGATGGCACGATTAAAACCGAACCACGTCCCACGGGGGCCTTGTTGTCTCGGCCAGAGGAACTCGCCGTCCTTCTCTACCTGCCGTTCGAACTTCTGGTAGAGTGGATAAGAGCCGGTCTCTTCACCTTCTTCGTTATACTCGGAGACTTCCATCTCCAGCATCGTGTTATATAGGTCTCTCGGATGGTACCGAGTGCCTACGACGAGCTGTTCCGAGTCCGTGCCTTCAATCGACGCCAATAGCGAATACTGGCTTTCCAGCTTCTTACGGGCCTCTTCCGTATACGCGGTATCGTTCGTGACCACGTCGTCAAAGATAGAAAGATCGCAATGCATACCAACGATGTTGGTTGTAAGACCGGCAGTGAAAACAGTAGGATCGCGTACATACGCTTCCTTGCGCTTCGGATGGTCTACCGAGATTTCAGTCTCAGTCCACTTCTCACGCTTAGCCTCTTCGGGGAGGACCATATCCGGCCAGTACATCTTGTAGACTTTACTGGTCAGAATGTCCTTGATAAATTTCAGCTGCTTAGTCGCGAGGTTCGCTGTACTGGAAATGTACAGGATACGGATCGCGGGGTTCCGGGTGATCCGCCATGCGGCGTAATACCCAGCCATCGCAGACTTCTGGTGATCCCGAGGCATCAGGATCAGAAGATGTGTATTCCCTTTCTTCGTCTCTTGTTCGACCCACTCGATGAGTTCAGAATGACAAGAACCGAGGACACGGTCGGAATGGACTAACCGAATGAAGACTTCGAAGTCAGCTTCCGCGGCTTCCCGGATTTGGTCGAGCTTGCTCTCACTTTTTCGGGCCATATTTCCAACGGTCGTAAATTTGAATTCCTACCCAGATAATGGATAGACCTGCCGCAATCGGCGGCAGCCAGCCCAATAAAGAGGCCACTACAGCTCCCGGTGCGATTATCCAGTCGATAACCGCCTTTACTTGATCATGATCCCGAAGCATCTTAAGGACGTGCATCTCAGTCCCAGATAGCGATAGACACCGACACGGTGAAGGTTTCCTGCGCAGCAGGGGTGTACGTCCCAACCGCCACTAACAAGCCGTAGATCACTCCGCCGTCGTGAACGGGGAAGGCAGTCGTGGTGCTGGTCGTCCACGCGACTGCGTGGCTGGTGCCCGCAAGCGCGTTCGCCATCGGGATAACACCGAGAAAGCCAGCGTTGCTCGGCGCAGGAGCGGCGTTATCACCACCACCGACCGTAGGCAGACTGGAATAGAGATAAAGAGACGGGGTGAAAGAGGTGATAGAAGTCGCGGACTTCACCACCCTTGCGCCGACTACCTGAAAAGGAAAGCCGGGGGTCGGAAACACCAGAGCGGTGACCGAGCCTACGGTAGTGTCATTTGCGATAAGGTCAGTAGCCGCGTACTGCGTCGTATCGTTAGGACGGGTAAACGTCGGAGCTGAAACAGTATAGAATTGTGTCACCGTCGGAATTCCTTTACTACTTTTTCAAAAGAGCCGAGGGCGAACACACCGGTCAGGACTACGCCCATGATTACTGCGGTCTGACCGCGAATTTCATCCGTACTGCCATGTGTCCAGTACGCGAAGACTTTGTCGTATGCTACGACCTTACCGAAGTACAGGACAGCGATCCAAGCGAAAGCCGCACGAGCGGATTGAACGGACAGGAGACCGGGGCGCTCGGCAGCGATAATTGTCGCCTGAGCCTGCACCAGCGTCATATCGATCTGGCCGTCTACCTTGTATTTCTCTAGGTCGATATCCTGTTTCTTGTTCAGATAATTCAGGAAGCTCTGAACCAAGCCGGGTATGGAAAAGA